TGTGCTCTTCCGATCTATTGTCGAAGAAACAATCTATAATGACGACCAGGCGCATTGTGTATTTACCCGAAGATACAAAACCGACCTGCGCGGCTCTGTATATAACCAGTTTATGAAAACGATAATCCGCCACGGAAGAATTGACGATTGGGAATTCACCACTTCGCCTATGCGAGCTGTATATAAAAAGACCGGACAGCAAGTGCTGTTTGTAGGTGCAGACAAGCCTATAAGCTTGAAATCATACAATGTAACTTTCGGCTATGTTAAAATGCTTCTGCACGAAGAAGCGGACGAAATGGCAGGAGTTGCGCAGATGGATAACATTGAAGACACTTTCCTTCGTTCTGACACACCGGCTCTTGATGTTAAGATTTTCAACCCACCTCAAAGTGCTAATAATTTTATGAACGCTTATGTTGAAGAAAAACGCAATGACCCAAGCACATTTATAGCTCACTCTTATTATTACAATGTCCCACAAAAATGGCTCGGAAAACGCTTTTTTGAGCGTGCCGAATGGTTCAAACAGCATAAGCCAAGATATTATAAAAACAACTATCTCGGAGAAGTTACAGGAACAGGCGGAGTTATATTTGATAATGTCGAAACACGGAAGCTTACGGATGAATTCATCCAAGAACTTCCGTATTTTAATTACGGATTAGACTTCGGATATGAACATCCGCAGGTCTTTATTAAGGCATATTATGACAGCGACACCGATATTTTATATCCTGTTGAAGAGGTATATTCGAGAAGGTGCAAGAACAGTACATTTGCCCGGAAAATAAACAAATATAAAAATGTCGAAATTCTTGCCGATTCTGCACGCCCAGACAACATTAAGGAGATGCAGGATTGGGGATTTGATATTATAGGCGCCAAGAAACGCTGGGGTGCAAACAACGGCCGTGATTACTGTTGGGAATGGCTGAGGCAATGTAACAAGATTGTTGTTGACCCCGAACGAACCCCACGCCTTTATAAAGAGTTGACAACGCTTGAATTTGAACAACTCAAGGACGGAACATTCTCAAGCGAGTATCCAAGACTTAACGAGGACTGCATTATGGCCCTTATATACGGATTGAACCGTGTAATAATGGAGACAAGGCGAGAAGATTTATATGTTGACGAAGTTATGAATGAGGATGATGTAGAAGATGAATTCGATGATTGAAGGGATAATCCTTAAGATTGCAAATCGGCTTGGCCTCGAACTGCAAAAAAAGAAGGATCTAAAAATCAAATATAGCGACAAAGGGATAAATCCCACCGCAATAGGTGCTAATGTTGTTACCAACATAGCCGTTGACGATAGCGACATACAAGTGATTGGAGACTCAGCAAGAGCGCAAGCAATTCAAGAGCTTCTGTTTTACTACGTTGACAATATTCTTTCAGTCGCGGCTGAAGTGTCCCTCGGTACAGGCGATTGCCTTATAAGGCCGTATACAGACGGGGCCGATATCGGATTTAATGTTATCGGTTCGGATGATTTTCTGATAACGGCCTCAATAGGCTATCGGCTTAAGGGTGTTATCATCAAGCTTGATGAGTACGAAACGAGAACATCCGTTTACCGGCTTTTCGAAAGCCAATCGTTACGCACGGAAGGAGACAGACAGGTTGTCGTTATCAATCGCTTTGCATTTAAAGGCTCAGAGGAAACGGACATATCCAACACTATATGGAAAGATATCACAACCGAAGAATATATTGTTGCGGATCAGCTTTTGTTAGGGCGGTATAAATGCCCTACCATCAACCGTGATAATTATAATTCCGCAAACGGTGTACCGATTACATTCGGGTGCGCCGAAATCATAGACAACATCAAAAAGAAATATGAGCAGTACAACGATGAGTTTGACCGCAAAGAGTCAAGAATATTTGCCGATAGAACATTATTCAAAAGAGCTGAAAACGATAGGCTTGAACTCTCGTCATCTAAAGAATTTATAAATGTCCGTGGAGGTGTTGACGGCGGTATAACTTCACAGATTTACGATTACTCCCCTTCTATCCGGGAAGAAGAATTCAAATCTGCTAATGATTTCAACTTATCTATTCTTGAGTTGTGTTGCGGATTTTCAAGAGGCATATTCACATCGCCCGAAACATCTTTTGCAACAGCCACAGAGCTTAAAAACAGCCTTAAGAAAACATTTGCTTTTGTCAAGAGTTTTCGCAGGCGTATCGAACACGGCAACAAAGAATTATTTAATGCCGTCAATATAATAATGAACCTGAATTCCGTTACGCCCGATGGCAAGTGGGAGTTACAACATGATTGGTCGTATGATTATATTGAGCAGACGAGCGAGAAATTCAATCAGCTCATACAGTCGCTTGATCGCAATGCTATAAAGACGGAAGACTTGACCGCGTGGGTGCTCAACTTAAGACCCGAAGAAGCAGCCGAATATGTTGAGGATATTGAGGCGAAACAAAATGAAGAAGTGCAGAAGCAACTAAAGGCGGCAATGAATGAATAACTTGATGCGCTCAGAGTGGCTTGAACAATTGCCCGATTATCTTGCCGAGATAATGCAGCAAATGTCGCTTGAAGCAACAGCAATTATCGCAGCACGAATTAACTATATTGGCAAGGTTAAGAAGAGCGATATACACAAGCTGACAAACGCCTTAGCCTATGCCGGAGCGGATATCAACGAAATTGAACAAGTTATCGCTCGATTTACGAAGAAAAGCGATGCGGAAATAGAGCGTATTTTAACCGAGGTAGCAGCCGAGGACGATTCCTTCGCCAAGATGTATTACGAGGCCAAAGGGCTTGTGCCCAAGACCTATATAACAGATGCATATCTGCAAACTGCCCTAACTTCCGTTATAAAACAAACGCAAGAAGCAATCCGCAATTTGTCAAACACTACAACGCTGTTTTATCAAATGCCTGACGGCACTTACTCGGATATCCGTTCAACTTATATAAGAGTGATTGACCAAGCTATATATGAAGTACAGAGCGGCAACATAGATTATCATACCGCTATGAAGCGAGCAATGTTGTCTCTCGGTAAAGGAACGCGCTGTATTGAGTACATGAGCGGATACCACAGACGGCTTGACAGCGCAGTAAGACAGAACATATTAGACGGTGCGAAACAGCTCAATCAAGCCGTAATGGACTATCACGGCAAGAGCTTCGGTGCTGACGGTGTCGAACTCACAGCTCACGCTATATCGGCACCCGACCATGTCAATGTGCAGGGGCACCGATTTACAAATAAAGAATTTGAAAAAATGCAAAGCGGAATGGACTGTAAAGATATTCAAGGCAGAAAATACAAAGGCTTCCCTCGAAAGATTACAGAATGGAACTGTAAGCACTTCGCAATTCCCGTTATCGTTGATATAGGCTCGCCTGCATACACGGACGAACAGCTTGCAGAAATGAAAAAAACAAGTGCCGCCAAATATGACGACACTCAAAAAGCGAGAGCGATGGAAACACGCTTGAGAACGCTTAAGGAACAGAAAAACGCCCTCTTGGAATCGGGAGATGAATTGGGTGCAAAGCAAGTTCAAAAGAAAATAACGGCTCAGCAGAGGGTTTACAGAGAATTCTGCAAACAAAAAGGCATACATAGAGATTATGTTCGAGAGAATGTACCTAAGTACCAAAAGGCCATTACAAAAGAACCTAAGCTCTTAAAATCCAATCCTTTTTCAGATGTTACGCAAGAGTATTACGATACCGCCAAGCCCGGTGTCGGTAAGGTCATTTTGGAAGAAGGGTATAAAAAAGCACACCACCAACAAGAGATTGAGACAGCCGAATGGCTTGTTAAAGAATTTGGTGGCGATGTTACACTTCAAAAAGAAATTGATAAACAAAATGTTAGGACATCTGATTATATTTGGCGAGAACGCTTTTGGGAACTAAAGAATGTTTCTTCGGTCAATAGTGGAGACTATGGTCTTAGAAAAGCGATTTCGCAAATTCAGAGTAACCCAGGCGGAGTTATACTTAAAATTTCAAACGAGGTAAAACTAACCGATCTTGAAAAACAACTTAAATCACGAGCAAAAAGGAGCGACATCAGCGGTTTCGACATTCTTATTGCAAAAGAAAATAAAGTCATAAAGATAATTAGATATAAAAAATGAGAACACAGGCCAAGTCCGTGTTCTCGGGGTAAAGGGCTAAATTTCCAGGCTAATCAATTCCCCTAACCAATTATATTATATGCCGTTTTCGCAGAAAAGTCAATCAACTTTATTGAGCATCACGCTTATGGCAAGGTGCTTTTTTAATGCTGTTTTTCAGCTTTTTAGCTGTTAAATATAAAATCACGGGACAAAACCCGTTAATCAAATGAGAAAACTGACTCATCAGTTTAAAAGGAGTTTATTATGCAAGATTTAATTGATATCTTGAAAGAAGAAGGTATCGAAGTACCGGAAGAGAAGAAAGACGGTTTAAGGCAGAAGCACAGTAAGAATTACAAGGCTGTAGCCGAGTTCGAGAGAAAGGTAAACTCTCTCACAGACCAGCTCACAACTGCAAACGCAACCATTACAGATTTAAAGAGCAAAACAACCGATGTTGACGCCCTTAATCAGCGAATCAAAGATTACGAGAAAGCCGACCAGGACAGAAAAGATGCCGAAGATAAGGCGAAGAAAACTCAACAGCTTAAAACTCGCTTTGACGCGCTGAAAGGAGACCGTACTTACCTCAACGAAGGAACAGAAAGCTGGATGTTCTCTGAATTCCAGAAAGCTGTTGCAGACCAAAGCAATGCAAGTAAGAGCGATGGAGAAATATATGAGAACATTACCAAAGACAAAAACATTTTCACACCGAAAAACGAAAGGTTCAAGAATCCGTCCGCAGGTAACTCACATCATCAAACGAGCGATGAAGCTTACCTTGCCGAGTATTACAAGAACAACCCGTTTTTCAAGAAATAATTAAAAAGGAGAATTACTTACAATGAGTATTATTTACGGTTCGCTCAATGTTGACGAAAGGTATTCCTCAATCGTTGAGCCTAATCTTTATTATGACAGAGTTTTCGTACCCGGTGTAACATTCACCGATAAATACGAAGAAGGTCCTGCCGGAGCAATCTATGTTCACAAACTTACAGGTTCGGCAGCAGAACCCGGCACACCCGGCAGAGACTTCACGGACGAAGCAAGCCAGGATACGCTTATACCGATACTTCTGAACAACAACTTCCAGAAGTCACGAAAAATATACGGCGTACAGTCTAATGCTGTTTCATTTGCTGTTGCAAATGAACAACTTGCAGGAGTTATGAACGATATAGGCGAAGGCTGGGGGCAGTCCGGTAATGCTTGTCTTGTTCAGGAAGGCACCGCTTCTGCCGCAACTACAGCGATAACAAAGTCAAATGCGGTCGCTGCCCTTATAGCCGCTCGCAAAGAACTTTCCGAAAAGAAGGCAAAAGCCAATACAGTACTTTGCTCCCCTGCATATTATGCAGCACTGCTTGAAGCTGCAGGCGATAAATTTACGCCCGTTCTTAACGACAATGTTGCGGCAACCGGCGCTATCGGCAGATACCTCGGCTTTAATATCATCGAGGATAACGGTTTATCGGCAGCCAGCGCAAAATATTACGACAAAGCCGGTACTCTTAAGACCGTTGCTTTTGATAAGGTTGATTTCATCATGTATAACTTTGAAGCGCTCTCTATCGTTTCAAACCTTGAGGCCTTCCGTCTTGTTGACAGCGAAAACTTTGTCGGCTCAAAGGCACAGGGCGAAATGAACACAGGTTACACGGTAACAAATGCCGATGCAGTCCTCGTTCGTAAGCACGCAGCAGCTTAAAGAAAGGTGGCGGTTGAATAATGTTTTTGACATTTGAAGAGTATAAAGCAATGGGCGGTACGCTCGCTGAAACAGATTTCAACCGCCTCTCTTATAAGGCGGAACAAACTCTTAACTCTTACACTTTTGGCAGAATCAAGGTTCCCGACAACCGTGTAAGAAGGTGTATGTTTGATTTAATTGACTGCGAAAGCGAAAAGGAGAAAAACGCAGGTGTAAAAAGCGTCTCAAACGATGGATACTCTGTCACATACCAAAGCACACAAGAGGCAACCGAAGCGGAATACGATATTATCTATCGCTATTTCGCTTCTACGGACATCCTCTATCAAGGTGTCGATGGAATCGGCGAGTATGAGCCGGAAAGCGAAGATGGTTACGATTATCTTATGGTTAAGGTCGAGAGTGAAAGCGAAGATTATGACCGTTTGAAGGTGGTTAAAAATGCCTAAATACTGGAATAAAACGGTTACAATTTACAACAAATACGAAGACGGTGACGGACTGCTACACTATTACAGGCGAGTGCTTTATAACTGCTTCTGGAAAGAAACAAATAATAAAGTTACTGTTTCCAATGTGACATTACAGAGCAACAATCACATAATCAGAATACCTCAGTCAAGTGATTATATCTCCCCTATCCAGTGGCAGAAATTGACTAACAAAGCAGATAAATTCACACTTCAAACGGGTGATATTGTTATCAAAGGCGATGTATCATTTGAGATTAACGAACTCGAAGACGGACATCGCCTTAATGACTTCTTGGCGCAATACAAACAAGGTATCGCAACAATTGTCTCTATTAACGATAATACGGACCTTCCAAACGCGCACTATTTTGTGAAAGGAGAATGACATGGATTATATCACACCGTTTATCAAATGGCTTTTGACATGTCCCTATGTCCGCCAAAACAAAGTTTTTGCAAACGCTCTGCAAGCACAAAAAGACAACATCGAGATTGTAACACAACAAATCTCACGCTCACAGGATAAATGTTACATTGACGGCTCTGTTTTACACCGTATTGTTTTTACAGTATTTGATTACAAGTGTATCTCTTTTAATCAGCTCGTAAAGACAATGGTTGACAAGAACGAAAATGTCGCTAATCTCCTTGAAACAAGACAGCTTATAGATTGGATTGCAACACAGAGGAAAAGTGGCAATTACCCCGATTTCGGCACAAATTGCATTGTTCAAGATGTTTATACGGAATACTCATCTCCAAGCACACCGAGCGTTGATAATACTGCAACTCCGGCAATTGCACGATACTCGCTTCCTATAATATGTGAGGTGCTCAATTATGGCAGTTAATCAAGATGTTTCGTTCTATATGGAAAAAGCTTTGCAAAAAGCGACCTCGCCCGATGTAAAGCGTTATTTCTTAATAGAATGGTACATAAAAATGTTCCCATATATTCCGTTCGTTACGGGTACACTTGCCAGTACAATGGATGTAGAAATACAACACTCGCCCGAAACCGCTATGGAGACAGGGCTTGAAAATATTGACCAAAACATACACTTTAAGGCTCCGTATGCTTCTAATATGTATTACGGAGACGGATTTAATTTTACCAAAGATCAACATCATTCGGCGCAAGCAAGATGGGCGCAGGTCGCCGCCGAACTTCACGGCCAAGAGTTGGTCGAAAATTTAAAAAAGTATATACGAAGGGAGATTTCTAAATGACAGATACACAGTTAAAAACATTTCTCGATACTTTCAAGCATAGCGGAACGGGAGATGTCAAGCGTGAATTGTTTATTATCTTCGGTAGAAAAGGTAATACGGGCGATTTTATTCCGCTCGGCTACAAGCAAGAAAGCGCTGCTATTGAAAACAACTATAACGAAAACTCTGTAAGAGATGTACTCGGGAATGTGTATAACGATATCATCTCAAAGGATGAGCAGATATCAATGAGCGAATACCATAACAATCCGAGCGCCTCGCCGTTCCTCGATACAGCGTGGATGTATACTCTTGCGGGGCTCGAAAGCGAGCTTGAAGACTATGAACTTCTTATGGTTAGCGCTTGGCTGGTTAACGAAAGCGGCGAGTTCTTCGCAAGAAACGTATCCGGTGTTCGCCTCAAGCTCGACAATATGGGCGGACAGAGCTATACAATGGCCGATGTTACATTCTCGGGTATTTCAAGAGGAAAATTCGGTACCGTATCGAGTTTGGCCAAGCCTGAGTTCAAGGAAAATACACCTACGGCGTAAATCCAAATACTTTTGGCAAGGATGGTGTTGTACCGTCCTTGCCGAATTAGGAGTAATAAAATGGCAAATGTTATAAATTTTGATATATCCGACAACAGGGTCGAATATCGACTCGGTAAGAGCGACCGAACAATTCTTATAGATACGGGCGACATAAATCTTCCCGTTCGTTTATCGGCTGCTATGGACTCCCTCAACTCATATTTTACTAAAATGAACAACAAATTCGGTGTGAAAACACTTGAAGATATAGACAAGGTAAAAACAGGCAACGTTGAAGACGATGTTGCATTACTTAAGCAAACGGATATAGATGTCCGTAAAATCATAAATGCAGCGTTTAACACTTGCAGCGAAAACGAGCCCGATTTTTACGATATATGCAAGGCCGCATTCGGTGAGGCAAATTGTTGTTCGGTTTCAAAGAAGAGCGGCAATTATTATTTTGAGGACTTTCTAATCGCTTTGTATCCGGTTATCGAAGCGGAATACAATGTCCGAGTCGATAAGCTCAAGAATAAGGTTGCAAAATACACGGCTCTAAAGGGAAAGTATTCAAAGAAAGGTAAATAACAATGGTTCTTGACCTTCCTAAAGAATTAGAAGTTAATGGCGTCAATCGCTCGATTAACAGCGATTTCAGGGATATTATATCGATAATGTCAGCACTTAACGACCCCGAACTATCTCCACGAGAAAAAAACTTTGTTCTCTTAACTAATTTTTATGCCGAAGATGATATAAGCGAGCTCGGCGACCTTGAGGAAGCGGTTAAAAAGGCTATATGGTTTATAGATTGGGGAAAAGAATATTCTGAGAAAGAAAAAGCACCATCCAAGCTGTTAGATTGGGCTAAAGATTATAACTATGTGGTGTCGGCGGTAAATCGCCGTGTAAAAACGGTAGAAGATGTCAGAGAGCTTCCATACCTGCATTGGTGGACTTTCCTTGGGTACTTCGCTGAGCGAGGACAATGTCAGATATCATATATTATAGAAATTCGAGATAAAATCGCAAGAGGCAAGCCGCTTGATGCAGCGGACAAAGAGTTTTACAAAGCTAACAAGACAGATATAGACCTCGATAACGAAAGGGATACTGAGCTTGAAGCTGTATTGTGGGGGGATAAAAATGGCTGATTTAGTACTTGATGTTGATTGGGATATATCCGAAGCGGAAGCGAAGCAAAGGAAACTCAATCGATTATGGGAAGAAAGCAAGTCAAAAGAAGAGCTTATAAGGAAAGAGGCTGAACGAATAAACGGACAAATTGAAGCCGAAAAACAAAAGCAAATTGAAATCAACAACGCCCGCAAGGAGCAACTTCGCATAGCGAAAGAAACTGAAAGGAAGCTGTCCCTCATAAATAACGGTAAGGCGACTCCCGACCAACTTATTTCGTGGGGAGGAAAAACATCTGTTGAATCTCAGCTTGCGGCTCAAGAAAATGAGCTTAAGACTCTTGATGAAGCTCGAAAAAAAGCATATGACAACGAGTTGAATCTTACAACTACACTCGACAAACAAAATCTTAAACTTCAAGAACAAAAAGATAAAACCGCTGAGGTCGGAGACCAAATAGCATCTAATTCAAAAAAGACCGCCGACCATACAAAAAAGACGGATAATGCTTTTACAAAGTTGGCAAAGCGTATATCCGGACTTGCCAAGAGTGCACTCATTTTTTCCGTTATCACTAAAGCTTTAACCGCGCTGCGCTCAATAGTTGCAGATAAAATACTTAAAGACAATGCGCTCAGCAAATATCTAACAAAGATAAAGGGAAACCTTGCTGTAATAGGCGAAACCTTATTCCAAACCGCAAAGCCTGTTATTGAATGGATTTTGCAAAAGGTAACTATTATAACACAACTTATCGCCAATGTGCTTGCAAGGGTTATGCATAAAAATGTTAATGAGATGGCAAAATTTGCGAAGCAATCTCAAAAGGCAAGCAAGGAAGCAAAAAAAACACTGGCGTCATGGGATACATTGCAACAGATAAATTCCGAAAAGGATACAACTACAAGTAATGTTACGCCGGATTATAATCAATTTGACGCTGCTTCTTGGACAGAAGATGAACTGCTTAAAATAGAGGCAATCGCCGCAGGAGCACTCCTCGCCCTTGGTTGTATTCTTGCGTTTTCGGGCGTTAACATTCCTCTCGGGCTTGCTTTAATAGCTGCAGGAGCTGTTATTCTTGTCCGTGATGTCATTCCGAATTGGGATAAGATGAGTGACGAAACAAAAAAGACGATACAAACCATACTCGGGATTGCCGGGGCTGCGTTGCTCGTTATAGGAATCATATTATTGTGCTGCGGAGTTATTCCTCTTGGCATAGGAGCGATAGTTGCGGGAATATCTGTTCTTGGCATTGCTGCCGCCACGCTTGACTGGACCAAAATCGGACAAGGGGTAAAGGATGTTTTCGCAAAAATCATTGGAGTATTCGCAGGCTTAGGCATGGTTGTATTAGGTGTTATCCTATGCTTGACCGGCGTGGGAATTCCTATAGGTCTTGCTTTGATTCTTAACGGTATATCCCAGATGTGTTCCGGGACAACTTATGACTGGAACACTCTTGTCGAGAAAGTCAAAAAAATAAAAGAGGATATTCTGAATATTGTGAGCGACCTTTGGACGGGCATTAAGACCGGAAATAAGGATATGATAGTCAGCGTTGTAAACAGAGTCATTGACGCGCTCAACGGACTTATAGATAAGGCCAACGGCATGCTACAAGGGTTGTTTAATAAGCCCTGGGCTCCGTTTTTTAGTTGGGCGGGCATTGATACTTCTAATTACGGTATCCCACATATTCCGCATGTATCGTTTCTCGCGAGCGGAGCCGTTATTCCGGGTGGCAAGCCCTTCCCCGCTGTACTCGGAGACCAGCCGAAGGGCAAAACAAACCTTGAAGCGCCTGAAGACCTTATACGACAGATTGTTCGAGAAGAAAGCAATAGTAACATCACGGTTAACTTCACAGGTACAATGGCGCAGCTTGTTAGACTTATGAATCCCGAAATCAAAAGAGAGCAAAACAGAAGTACATTATGGGTCGGAGGCAATACATGATAACAATAGACGGTGTTAACTATAAAGCTAATTGGATTGAAAGCACGCTCAAACGCAACGCGGAAATTATAAACGGAGATGCTTCGGGAAGATTACAGAATACAAAAGCAATGTACTTAGATTATGTCGGTACCTTTTATAACTATGACGGCGACTTGCGAAGAGACAAAGGCTGTTCCGATGCAGAGTGGGAAGCGCTATTTATCGTATTGACAAACCCGATTAACAACCATACCATAACAGTTCCTTTTGGCAATGGCACAATCTCAAATGAGTTTTATATTTCATCCGTAAAAAGTAAGCTCATCACTTCCGAGAGAGGACATAACGAATGGGATAAGACTTATTCTGTAACCTTTACATCAATGAGACCGCAAAGATTGGCAACCTCGCCAAACACAATAACGGGGGTGTCATATGGTTAATATAAGATATTCGACAGGGTCGTCAGAACTCAAATATATAAGTTTTGGAATTTACGGTCGGAGCCAATACAAGTGTACATTAAATGATGCAGTTTCAGCCTTCAACAAAACAACGCTATCAAGCTCTGATTTTACCGGATTCAAAGCGCATATAACACAAAGCAATGGAGTGACGCTTAGTTTCAATCATCCTAATGACGGATGGGATATAAGCCACGGAATTTTTTTCATCTTTTCAAAATATGAAAATGTAACCATAACTCCTAAGTTTGACAATCAAGACTCTTCTTGTGTTCAAATGTATAAAGATGACGATGGGTGGCAATCTTCGACAAGTCTTGTGATACAGTCCCCTATTATTAAATTGATACCTACAACCGCTACTACAGCTAAAAAAATATCAATCAAATTCACTTGGGACGGAACTCCGCAAGATGTTCAATTTACATCAGTAATAATAGGCGGAGAGCTCATTCAATTTGAAAAAATATTATCTGCAGACTTAATCGAGGAGATGAACATTCTCAGCGATGATTTACCTATCAACGAATTCGATTTTTCAGTCGTGAGTCAGCAAGACCTGGCTCCGGGAAGTAAATTAAGCGTGTATTCGAACGATGAACATTTTGGTACATTCTGGACCGATAAAGTAGATAAAATCAGCCAGAATTATTCCGGAACTGAAAAGGTATACACCCTTGAATGCGTTAATGCCATCGGAATCCTTGATAAGTGTTCTTTCGATGATTGTGACATCTCATTTCTTAACGGTCCTTTTACCACTTGGTCTTCTTTGAAAAACGAGCTAAAATCCAAAGCAAAATTGGAAATTCAACTGGAAAATGAAAAGGCCGAACCGAATTATGGCGTGTTAGGACTTGTGCCGGCTCAATCTCTCCGTTTCTTTCTTTGCGAATTTGCTTGGTCCATCTGCCGATGGATTGACACAGCGAGAAGAGATGATATATATCTGCGGAGCATTCCGAGTGCTGTAACGGTTACGATTCCCTCTGATTACGTTATCGGTAACGCGATCTACCAGAAACAGGATATAATAACGAAAGCCTATTGGACGCACCCTGTTGAAAATATAGATTGGGGCACAAGCGGTAATGTGCTTGGGACCATAACTCTTCCTTCCACTTCAACACTACGCAAGATATATTATGGCTCTCCCCCTGCTTGGGCGGATATTAACAATGAAAAATATAAGAACGTAAAGTGGAAAGCTAACTATTTTGAGTATCAATCGCAAGAAGCAACATCAAACATATCTGTATTCGGCAGCCAGAACTTAACCGAAACTACAGAAATTCTCTCTCCCGGCACTCACACAACCATAACAGAGCGTAGTCAAGAATATAACAAGTTCGCATGCGTGGGAATAAGGAATTTTGAAGCAAAGACAGCCAAAGAATTTGGCCTCGATTCACCCCATAGCTTCATCTTTGACCTTATTAAAGCCGGGACATATAATTCTTCAACACTATCCGGAGAAACCATTGACAGTGCTAACCTGATTGTAACTCAAAAGGTATCTGACATTCAAAAGCACATTCAAAGTACAGGGATTGTAACTGCGACAATAATTCTAAAAGATAATCTTAAAAATCTCCAAGCCGGAGATATGGTTACCATAACAACAGCTTATGACGGTCAGATAACCGGTATTATAACCAAGATGGAAATAAGCTTCGGATATAACAACACCGCACAAGTCGAAATCCGCGAAAGCTCAGCATTCATTAAATAAGGAGATGATAGAATAGAATGGCTATAAAACTTGAAGCGACAGCAAATGAAATTGAGCTTAAAAAAAACAGGATAAAAAGTCTTAACGAAGTAACTGACCACGATGAAGGTTATCCTACTGCTCTTGCGGCCAAGCAATATGCAGATAGTCTCAAAGTAACAGTAGATACCGAGTTATCAGACAAATCGGATAATCCATTACAAAATAAGGTTATCACAGAAGAACTCAAAAAGCTTAAAGAGTTAAGAGAGACTCAATCAGATTGGAATGTGAATGATACCGCAAATCCGTCCTATGTGAAGAACCGACCGTTCTATAGCGAAAAGATTGAATCTGATGTATGGGAATTTACAGTTCCAATTACGAATGAGGCAACAGGCGAAGGATTCTATGTTTCTATTCCAATGCCTGATGCTGATTTATCTCAATTTACAGACGGACAAGAGTTAGACTACGAAGTTTATGACAATGGGGAGCTTCAAAGCTCGGGTACTAATATATTCTTTAAATCTGTAAATATAAGAGAAATGTTTGAAGATGAATATACAACGGTAGATGCGGATGTTCCTAATGAGTTAATGGGAATGGGAGAAGATGCAGAAAATGTTGGTATTATATTTGGTATTACATTAGAGATAACTGATATAGAACAAGGTACTGCCATTATTCATAATACTCCAAACGCTTGCTATGTAATTGGACCTGGATACGGTGGAAATGAAAAATATGCAGCTCAAGTTAAATTCAAAAATTTCAAAAACATGATAGACCACGTAAACCAAATTCCTAATAAGTATATAAACTGGGATGTTTATGTCAACAATAAAAAGTGGAAATGGGAATATCGCGCGTCTGCAATGCCATTTGATACTCAACCTACTATTATAACAGGCAATGTGAGTAAGCTCAAAGCAGATACTTTCTACTTTATTAAGTATACTGATACTGCTGACACAAAATTTAAATTGACTTATGGTGCCGACATATTTGTTGATGACACATTAGAATTTAATCGTAACAATGCTTGGAGCGACAACTATGAATTGATTCATTGTATATCTGTAGATATTGCAAGTAACACAGCGATATTTGGGAAACCTCATCTTAATAGCGACGAACTTATTAGTTGTAGCATCCCCAACAACACTAAGAATTTAAGAATAAAAATTTCTACAAGAGCTGTCAATATGGACATAAAGAATTCGCCAAATCCAGTATATAAAAATAATATGTGGGGTGCCGCTGTTATATTTTCAGCTGATGGTAACCTAATTAAAGGAAACAATTATACTACTATAGGATGTTTCACACAAACTGGATTTAACAACTCAAACAATTCTTTAACAGCGAAAGAAACAATAGTGAGGGGAGAAGCCGTAGGGTTGTTACTTAGTTCCGGTTCAAACCCCGCCTGTGTCATTGACCCAACTACAGAAAATGAACCTGCCCAAATAAAACATCCAAGATATGAAGGTTTAATCCAGAATGATTTTAGTATAACAGTAGCAGATGACCGACGTTCATATAATATGGAAGGTACTTCAACTGGAGTTTGTTGGGAACCGATAAATTCTGTTACATTTACAAACTCATTTGACCTCTCCGGTATCAAAGCTACATATCCAATTCAGTGTTACTCCCAGTTGCAGAGTACAGATAAAAAGTTATTCTTCAAAACAAATGAAGCTAACAACAAGAGAACACAATTATTGATTTCAACAGGAGATGCAATGCTTACAGGATTTTCAATCACAGTAGAGGGGGAAATAGAATAATGGAGCTAAGCAAGAAAGATAACAAGGTCGAATATGAAGCAGCAATGAAGCTTATCCAAGACTTCAATAATAAACTCGAAAAGCAAAGAGAATTCCTCCAAAATCAAGTAACAGATTCTCAAAGACTTGAAGCCCTTGAAAGTGCTGTTGCAGATTTGATGATGCTTTCTATCAAGGAGGAAAATCAATGAAAGAGTTCATAATACTTCAATTCAAACTACATAAAGAAGGTAAATCCGCTATTCCGATAGAATCATTAGATATTCTTGCGAAGAAGGTTTTAACTGCGGAGGAATATTCAGGATTACTCAATTTGTTAAAAATATTTTAGAAAGCGAGGCAGTAAATGAGTGATGCAGTAGCTGTCGCGCTTATATCGGGCGGACTTGCCCTCTTAGGCGTGATTATTACGTCTGTAAGCACTTCTCGCAGAATGACCGCACAGCTTGAGCGCAATCAAGCTGTTATCGATACAAAGATAGAAGAGCTTACACGCGAAGTGAGATTGCATAACAACTTCGCGCAGCGTATACCCGTTATAGAAAGAGACATAAAAGTCATAAATCATCGGATCGATGATTTAGAAAACTTACATAAAGGAGCATAAAAAATATGAAAATCAATTTAAAGCAGAGGTTCAAAAACAAGACGTTTGTTGTATCGTTGGCAACACTTCTCTTAGCAACCGTGTATCAGATACTCGGAATGTTCGATGTCGTACCTAAGGTGAGCGAGGATACATTGACAAGCGGCTTAATGCTTGTCGTCAATCTGTTGTCTGCTCTCGGCATTCTTGTCGATCCGACAACAGAGGGATTGTCGGACTCGAAGAGAGCGCTTACATATGGCACGGCAGATGATGTAAGACAGAATGAAGAAACGGGCGGATATGCGGCAGGAATGCTTTTCTCAGGGCGCAACCGCGTAACGCAGCCGTACACCTATAACGTCAATACCAAAAAGGGACACGGCGGTATAGACATAGTCGGAGATGATGATAGAACCGTCCACGCGGTAGAGGGCGGCACAGTATCAATGGTTTCCGTCTGGGACGGCAAAACCAAAACAGGCACACAGAGCTATGGCAACCTTGTTGTTATAACCGATTCAACCGGCAAGAGACACTTCTATGCGCATCTTGCGTCTATCTATATGCATAAGGGTCAGAGGGTATCCGCGGGGGATGTTGTCGGCATAATGGGTAACACCGGAAACAGCTTCGGTGCGCATACTCATTATGAGGTTCGCACAGGGCAGGGCACGGTTACGCGCATAAATCCTGCCGAGTTTTGCGGCGTTCTGAACGCCAAAGGTACATATGCGAACAATGTGTCTGCGGCACCTGCTCCGTCACACAGAGGCACAGCCTACACTATGACGTGCAAGATGTTATATGTCAGAAAAGGGCCGTCTGTAAGGTATCGCCGAGTCGGGCAGTTCTCAAGAGGTGAAATCTTCTACGTTGTCGCTCGACAGGGCAATTGGTGTCAGTTGGAAAGCGGCAACTGGATGTGCGCGGGTAAGTATCTTAAGAGAGTGTAATTGGATAAAGCCTAATAAAAAATAAAATACCGGGTAGATTACTCTACTCGGTATTTTATCGTATACCCAAACAAGCTCTTAAAAAAGAACAAAGAGTTCGGATTATACTCCTTTGGTGGAGCACGATCCCCTGCTTAAAGGCAAGTTTGCGCTTAACGAATTTGCCGGCCGTGGTGAGGTGCTCGGCTCCCTGCCGTGGGATAAGCGGGAAAAACGCCGCCTGTGGGATGATAACGATAACCAAGGGCTATATTGGTACCTTGAGCGTGTGTATAAGATTTCCGGCAACGGCAAAGTGGACGGGGCTCTTTCCCTCCATTCCAACGCCCACGCCTTCAATGATGTAAAGGACTACCTCAAGGGCTTGCAGGGCAAGTGGGATAGCGTGCCCCGCCTCGATTGCCTTTTTATTGATTACCTCGGTGCAAAAGACACGGCATACAACAGAGCCGTAACCCGCAAGGCCTTTACTGCCGCCGTTGCCCGTGCTATGACACCCGGCTGCAAGTATGACAATATGGTTATTTTGGCCGGTCCGCAGGGTATCGGTAAAAGTACCCTGCTGGATAAAATGAGCCGTGGCTGGTTTAATGATAGCATACGCACCTTTGAGGGCAAAGAGGCAAGCGAACTGCTCCAGGGTGTTTGGCTCGTGGAGGTATCGGAGCTTGATGCTTTCCGGCGTACCGATGTAAGCCGCATAAAGCAGTTTTTGAGCCTCCGTGCGGATCGTTTCCGTGCGGCGTATGGGCGTAATGTTAAGGAGCTGCCCCGCACTTGCATCTTTTTCGGTACTACCAACACCGCTGAATACTTGCAGGACACCACCGGCAACCGCCGCTTTTGGCCGATAGACACCGGCGAACAGAGACCCACCAAAAGCGTATGGCGTGACCTCGACACGGAAGTAGATCAGCTGTGGGCAGAGGCGTATGTACGCTGGCAGGCTGGTGAGCCTCTTTACTTATCCGGAGCCGTTGAGGATGCTGCCAAGGAAAAGCAAGAGGAACACAGAGAAGCATCCAGCCGTGAGGGTATCGTGCGTGAATTTATGGAGCGCCCGGTGCCGGACGATTGGAGCAAGTGGCCGCTTGATAAAAGGCGTATGTTCTGGGGCGGCGTAACAATGGGCAGCGACAGCCTGCACCTTGTTCCCCGTGAAAGCATATGTGCCCTTGAGGTTTGGTGTGAGGCTTTCGGCGGCAGCATTAAAGAGATGAAAAACACCGACACCAGAGAGCTTAATGCCATAATGGCGACAACGCAGGGTTGGCAAAAAGCAAGCAACGCAAAGTATATGGGACCCTATGGTACGCAGCGTGGGTTTATTCGCAAATAATCTTACAAATACACCTTACAAAACCTCTTACAATCAAAAAATCGTGTATAATTGTAAGGAAATTAAAACCTTACAATTATACACGCAAAAACGGGGTTTTGTAAGATTGTAAGAATAATTGTAAGGTCGAAAACCGCATAAAATAAGGGTTTTTATTGATTTCCTTACAATCTTACATTTTTTCCTATAAAGTATAAAATTAGAGAGTTTGAGAGTAAAATTACGCTCTAACCCGCCTGTTTGCGTGTATTACACGTGCGCGCGTAAGAATGTTAGAAAAGGGAGGAAAACGATGCTTGAAAAAGCTGTTGAAAAAGAATTGTGTGATCGAGTGAAAAATGATCTCGGCGGCTGGGCATTAAAGTTTGTGAGCCCCGGACAAAACGGCGTACCGGATCGCATTGTGCTTGTGCCATATGGGCGTATATATTTTGTGGAAACAAAGGCACCTGGTAAAAAACTGCGTAAGCTGCAAGAATATGTTTGCGGTTTGATAAAGCGATTAGGTTTTAGGGTGCTGCGGATAGACACCAAGGAAAAGGTGGAGGCTTTCGTAAGGGAGGTGCAAAGGAATGAGTAAGGTACAGCGGCAATGCGATTGGTGCGGAAAAACGATCTCCCGATATCCAAGTCAATTTGCCGGAAAGCAAAGAATCTTTTGTTGTAGAAAATGCTTTGATGAATATTCCACCAAGGCATTAAACCCAAACGGATATGCGTATAAAGATTTCTCAAAAAGCAGCGAATTTTTACACACGCATAACGCTGAATTTAATAAGCATCGTATGACTCCGACGGTGAGATGGAAATTACGAAAGGCACACTTGAATACCGGCGCAGGAAAAACATACACAAAGTTCCTGTCAAGACACGAGCACAGGGTTGTTGCTGAACTTATGCTTGGCAGAGCATTAAAACCAGGTGAAGTTGTTCACCATATCGACGGAAACAGACGGAATAACAATCCCAATAATTTAATGGTGTTTAGCAGTCAAAAAGAACACGCTGCTTTTCACGCAAAAGGAGGTGGTCAAAATGGAGTATAAGCCGCATAACTATCAGGCGTATTGTATAAACCGTATCGTAAATGATCCGGCAGTCGGACTGTTTTTGCGGCCTGGTTGAAGGCTTGGGAAAAACTTCAATAACACTTTCGGCAATAAACATTTTGAAATACTTTAAGTGGAACATTGCAAGGGCTTTGGTTGTAGCGCCTAAAAAGGTTGCAGAGGGTACCTGGAGCAAGGAGGCAAACAAGTGGGATCACTTAAAGCATTTGCGTGTGGTTACGGTCCTGGGATCGTCCGCAAAGCGTATAAAGGCACTTAACACCCCCGCGGATGTGTATGTTATAAACCGTGAAAACATACCCTGGCTGGTTGAATACTATCAGCAAGCGTGGCCGTTTGATATGGTGGTGCTTGACGAAAGCACGAGCTTCAAGAATGGCCAAAGTAAACGCTTTAAGGCAATAAAACTTGTAAGGCGCTTTTGCAAAAAGGTTGTGCTGCTTACCGGCACACCGTCCTCCAAGGGGCTTATGGATCTGTGGGCGCAGATTTATTTGCTTGACGAGGGTGCACGGCTGGGCAAGAATATAACACAATTCCGCACACGGTACTTTGATGCCAATACACACGGCGGGCATTTTACCGACTACAAACCGAAAGAGGATGCCGAGGCGGCCGTACTTAAAGCCATAAGTGATATTTGCGTATCGATGAAAGCCGAGGACTACCTGGAATTGCCTGCTTGTATCGAGCACGATGTTCCCATAGTGCTTGACGATAAGACAATGAAAGCGTACAAGCAGTTTGAGCGTGATCTGCTGCTTACCATTGACGAGGACACCATAACCGCCAACACTGCCGGGGTGCTTACCGGCAAGCTGTTACAGTTTTGCAGTGGCGCAATGTATGACAATGACCGCAAAGCTGTACATATTCACGATTGCAAAATCGAGGCCTATATGGAGCTTTTGGAAAGCCTAAACGGTGAGCCTTGTATCACCTTCTACGGCTACCAGCACGACAAGGATCGAATCCTTGCCGCCCTTGAAAAAACAAAGCTGCGGGTGTGCGTGTATAAAGGTACCGAGGACGAGGATGCCTGGAACAGCGGCAAGGTTGATGTGCTGTTGGTGCACCCAAGCAGCTGCGCCTACGGGTTAAACCTGCAAGCAGGCGGTCGGCACATTATCTGGTTTACACCAAACTGGAGTTTTGAGCTTAACGATCAGGGCAAGTGCCGTTTGTGGCGGCAGGGCTCCCCGTATGATAAGGTTTATGTGCATTACCTTATTGTGCAGGGGTGCGTTGATGAGGATGTGCTTGATGCCATACGGGAGCGTGCAGGCACACACGAAACCGTGATGCAAGTACTCAAAGCCCGTATCAAGAAAATAAAGGAGTAATTTTTATGAATAACAAAGAATTAGCGGAAGTAGGCAAACAGGTCACAAAACGGAAACGCCCCGACTTGTCAGAGAAGCAGACCGTTCATACTGAGCCGGGAGACAATCGGAAATACATTCTGCATTCGCTTCGCTTGGCTGAGTTGCCGAAACTGAACTTGACGAGTGTTGAAGAAGTGACACAAAGGATAAAGGACTACTTCACAATATGCGCTGAGGACGATATGAAGCCGAGTGTTGCAGGCTTGGCTCTTGCTATGGATATTGATAGACGGTATTTATGGGAAATCCGAGAGGGGCGAAAAGGTAAAAATCCCGCGGTGGCGGACACGCTAAAAAAAGCGATGAAAATTCTCGATCTTCAAATGGTCGATTATATGCAGAACGGCAAGATTAACCCCGTGTCCGGCATTTTTCTGATGAAGAACAATTTCGGCTATGCCGACAAGCAGGAGGTTGTACTCACTCCCAACAATCCGCTCGGCGACGCAAAGGACACAAAGGAGCTCGAAGAGCAATATATAGACAGCGTGGTTGAAAATTGAAAAATTTGACCGAAGCAAAAATTTGACCGAAGCAAAAATTTGACCGAAGCAAAAATTTGACCGCTACCTTTTTAGGTGGCGGTTTTCCTTTTTTGTACTCGTTCTTCTACCCTTTTGTTATTTATGGGCTGTCGACATTTTGTTTGTTGCGTCCTCTCGCTCTCTCTGTGGCTCTATATCGCGCTTTTATGTCCTGTATAATGAAACTACATTTCCGACAAATAAAAATTGATTGTAGAGCGTTACAGAGGACGCTAAGCAAAAAGCAGCAAAAAAAAGAACCCCGGGAACGTGCCCCGGAGGTTCTTTTTTATGTTTTGTTGTTTAGTCGGGGAATTTTCCGGCTTTTTTAATTTCGTCTGATGTTATCCATACGCCCTCGCGCCATTCGTCAAAATCCGGGGCGAATGCGTATTTTTTTCCTTTGTATTTAAGTATTACGGCATATTCCCAGCCTAATTTTTCCGCTATGTCGTTCTCGTTTTCCTCTTTTTCCAACTCGACGCCCTCAGCTTTGAAGCATTCCGCAGCGTGTCCCGCTTCGCAAGCATACGGGCTCGTAAAGTCGGTGAAACACTCATATTTGAGCGCTTGCAAGGCGTAGCTTTTAGCCGTTTCGGGATTATAGCCGAGCTCCTCTATTTGCGGCACCTGGTCCGGGTTTTTGATGTCATAAGATGTTGTAATTGTGGCAGTTATATTTTTCATTGCTTGTTTGCTCCTTTTCTTTATTCGTGTATGTCGAGTATATCATATTGAATTTACGGGGTCAAGCCTTACAGCTTGAGCCCCGCCGCGCTCGCTACAATGGCAAAAGGTAAAATTAAAAATAATATTAAAATCATTGGCGCGCCTCCTTTTCAAAATATAAAAAATAGGTTTGAATTGCGGGCGGTGATTGCGTAATATTCGCCCGTTTCGGTGTTCTGAATTAACCCGCCGTTAATGCCATATATGCCGGAGCTGTAGCCGATCTTTTCGCAATGCTTCCATTGTTCTTTAACTTCGGCGGCGGGCGCGTTCGTCAAATCGTGCGCCATACCGCAGCGGACAAGGTCTTTTAATTCTCTTAACGTGTATTTTCTCATTTCTGCGCCGCCCCTTTCTTTAACTCTCTATATATTAGCATTGTAAGTGTTTGTTCGGCTTGCTCTTCGGTATATCGTGCTTTTTCTTCGTCCGTCTCTTCAAGGGTTGCGCCGAGGTCATCGACTGCGGAGCGGTTGTAGTAATAACAAGTATCAAGGACAGACGGCAAGCCGGCGCACCAGTCGGCAAACGCTGCAAGCTCGTTATTTCGATAATAGCGGAAGTCTTCCGGGATGCTGTATTTTTCGCTTTTAAATGTGGCTAAAATAAAGCAGGCTATTTCGGGGAAGTCCTCCGGCGGGTTGTCCGTGTAGTTCTCAGGCGTAAAGCCGTTCATAATGTAAGCCCGGATATTTTCGGCGGCTTTTTTACTGTTTGTTTTTAGCATTGTATATCCTCCTTGTAATTGTGCCGGGGCTGTGCTACAATAGAGGAGCAACCGCCCGGCGTGGGTGTGTTGTGTGGGCGTTCCGCTTTTGCTTTGGTCGGCTGTGCGGTGCGCCCTTTTCTATTCAGTTATTACTGACTATGTTTATATTATATCAGTTATTACTGAATTGTCAAGAGGTTTTATAAAAATAATTCTGTTATTTCTGATTTATTTTTTGTGTTTATTTTCTCTTGAGTTTTTGCACTCTCCTAATACAGCATATAGGCCACGTTAGGCGTATTTAGTACCCGTGGGGGATTATAGAGGGCGGAGCGGGCGTGGGTGAGTGGTTTTTCCACCGAGAGAAAATAAAAAGGCAAAAATATTTCAGATATATCTTGACAAGCAGAAATATCTGTGTTATGCTACCCATAAAGGAGGTTGCTTATGAAAACAGTTGAAGCAGTCCGTGAAATTATGAAAGAACAAAACATTGGAGTAAACAAAATGGCAGACCGTCTAAACCGCAAGCCAAACGTTATTAGCGAACGCTTAGGGCAAAGCAATATCAGTATTGTTAAGCTTTCTGAAATGTTACGAGTTCTTGACTACAAGATAATGCTCGTCCCGAGGGAAACTTCAACACCGAAGGGCGGTTACGAAGTTGAATAAGGGTAGCTTATTTCAGACTTTTCCATATAACTTCTCTTATATATGCGCATATATAACAAGAGTCTTGGAGAAAAGCCGATATTGACTACCTTGACTACCCGATATTATCAAGGAGGATATAAAATGAACGAATTGCAACTTGCGTTTAAATATGAGACCGCACCCGTAAGAACAATCACGGACGGGGTTACAATTTGGTTTGCTCTGATTGATGTGTGCAAAATCTTTGATTTATCAAATCCGAGAATGGTTGCAAAAAGTCTTGACGATGACGAGGTGCGTAAATTCAACTTACGCAGGTTGGAGGGCGATACTTGGTTTATAACCGAATCCGGGTTATATACAGTTATCATTCGTTCTCGTTCTAATAAGGCAAAACCGTTTCGCCGTTGGGTAACTCACGAAGTGTTACCTTCTATCCGCAAACGAGGTTATTATTCTTTTATCTCGGACGATGAACTTGTCAATGTGATTACCGAAAAGCAGAGACGTAATAAGGACTTCTTGAGTAAGATAGATAAGACTGCAATTAAATCATTGCTTTTAAAAGAAGCAAGAGAGAGCCGAGATAAAGATACAAGATTATTGTTCTTGCAACAGAGCGAACTTTCTTGTAGGGAATTTCGGACAAAACTTAAATCTATTTGGAAAGACGATATGCCGAGATTTCATAGATACTTAGACGAATATCAAAAGTGGTATAACAAAATCGGTTATCGTGTTGTTCCTAACGAGAGGTGAATAGATTGATTTACGGTTATGCACGAGTTAGTTCAATAGGTCAAGCGAGAGACGGCAATAGTCTTGAAGCTCAACACAAAGCCTTAGCTGACCGAGGGTGCTCGGAAATTTATTCAGAAGCATACACAGGAATAACGACCGACCGTCCTGAGCTTGCAAAAATAATCAGCAAAATACAAAAAGGCGATACGCTAATGGTTACCAAATTGGATAGATTCTCTCGCAGTGCTACTGAAGGAGTTGCTTTAATTAAGCAGTTACACGAAAAGGGTATAATAATCGAAATTCTGAATATGGGGCGTGCTGATGATACACCTATGGGCAGACTAATGGTAACAATGCTTCTTGCCTTTGCTGAATTTGAACACGATCAAATTATTGAACGACTTGCGACCGGCAAGGCGGTAGCAAAGGCTCACGGTAAAAGAACGGACGGAAGAAAAGTCATTGAAGTACCCAATTTTGAAATGTATTTGCAAAAACAAAAAGAGGGTCATATTTCTGTAATAGATGCGTGTAATGCACTTGGCATAAGTAAAAGCACTTGGTATAATAGGGTTAAAGGAGTTCACGAACCCATTCTCACAAAGGAGGTATAGCAATGAGTAGACCTGTTTATTTTATTTTCGATGGTTGGTATTATAAAATAATAGGTACTATTTTGGCGTTTGTCGGCGTGTTTGTCGTTATACCGATACTTACTATTCCACAGGAAAAGTCGGTTAAAGAACATAGGCAGACGATTGAGTCTCGCATCGAGCAGGGTGATATAGATTATACTTTCGGTGATATATCGGAGATTACGTCATATTCCACCTCATATTCTCAAGGCGAGAAGTATAAAGGAAAAATCATTAGCTTTACTTGCCTTGTCGGGTACAGTAGCGATGACTTGGAAGGTCCTTATTCCGGTTTAGTGGTAAAGAGTGAGATAACAGGAAAATATTTGGCGGAATGTATGTTAAGTGCTCCTAATGTAAAAGATAATTTAAAGGCCGCTGAATTAGACAAATTGTTTAGCGAGGGCGACAAAATCACCGTAATTGGCGAAGTTGATAGCGGCGGGTACGGGAATCTTCAATTGTTCAATTGTAAGTTCATTAAATGTAGCTAATTGAATAAGGCGTACACAAACGGGTGTGCGTAAACAGTCAACAGGGACTATCTCATTTGAGGTAGTCCCTTTATTTTTTGGAGGTAATAATGCGAAAAGTAAGTATTTTAGGAACAACGTACAGCGTACATACGGGTGTCTCGTATCAAGAAGATGTCGATCTTAAAGGTTTATTCGGATATTGTTCTCATATAAAGCGAAAAATCGTGGTGGGCGATTTGCTTACTTGTGACGGTTGGTCAAATGAACGAGAAGAAGACCTAAAAGCGCAAGAGCGGCTAACACTTCGTCACGAAATTATACACGCCTTTCTTAACGAGAGTGGATTAACTTCAAGCAGTAATGGGGTTGACTGCTGGGCAAGAAATGAAGAAATGGTTGACTGGATTGCTATTCAATATCCGAAGATTAAAAAGGTATTTCAGCAGTTAGGGTGTGATGAATAATTATGAATAAGTTACTGATTGCAAAAATTTTTCAGAAAATAAAAAAGGCACCTACGGACATTACCGCCTATGAGGATTTGTTCTCACTTTGCCGAAACATTGAGCAGGAGGATTTTGCACTTGCACATTCAACCAATGAGGCATTGAGGAAGAGAATCTCGATAGCAATAAAGTACAGAAAAAATGTTGAGGGTTTCTTTGAACTGTACAAAAAGACATTGCTCTTTGATGCACCACACTTTTTTGACTCTTATCTTCTCTATCTTGAAATAAATCGTAAGCCGGAGGAACGGTTTTATCAGCCACGGCGTAGAGTTCTCAAACGGGTAGTCGATGCTTTGCAGAAACTAACCAATGACGAGTTGGACGAATTATTTATATCTATGCCCCCTCGTGTTGGCAAGACAACCATTTTGATGTTCTTCGTTACTTGGCTTATCGGCAGAAAGAGCGAGGCATCTAACCTATATTCGGCGTATTCCGATACCATTACCAAAGCATTCTACAACGGCGTTTTGGAAATCATAAATGACCCTGTAACCTATCTGTGGCACGATGTTTTTCCGAATGCTAAGGTCGTTCAGACCAATTCGCAGGACGAGACAATTAACATTGACCGAAGAAAACGGTATCCCTCGCTGACTTGCCGGTCGCTATACGGAACATTGAACGGTGCGTGTGACTGCAACGGGTTTGAAATTTCCGATGACCTTATTGGCGGTATTGAGGAAGCACTTAATAAAGACCGCCTTATTTCTGCGTGGAGCAAGGTGGATAATAACCTGTTGCCCCGTGCAAAAGAAAAAGCCAAAATTCTTTGGTGCGGTACACGGTGGTCTATGGTTGACCCTGCCGGTCTGCGAATGGAACTTTTAGAAAATGACGAACGGTTTAAGAATCGTCGTTATGAGATAATCAACCTCTCGGCTCTTGATGAAGATGATGAGAGTCAGTTCGACTATGATTATTCCGTAGGTTTCTCTACTGAGTATTATCGTATGCGTCGTGCTTCATTCGAGCGTAATAACGATATGGCATCGTGGCAGGCTCAGTATATGGGAGAGCCTATAGAGCGAGACGGCGCGTTATTTTCGCCGGGAGAATTTCGTTACTATAACGGTGTTTTACCCGACGAAGAACCTGACAGGGTGTTTATGGCCGTAGACCCTGCTTTCGGTGGTGGTGACTTTGTAGCTTCTCCCGTGTGCTTTCAATATGGGGACGACATCTATGTACACGATGTTGTCTATGATAGCGGAGATAAGAGAATAACACAGCCATTGCTGGCGCAGGCTGTTATCAAATACAACGTAGCGGCGATGCAGATTGAAGCGAACAAATCTACCGAGGCCTATAAGGACGGTGTGCAAGATGAGCTCAAAAAGCAAAACCGCAGAATAAACCTTACGACTAAAGCCGCTCCGTCTGATAAGGCTAAGTACCAACGTATATTTGATAAAGCTCCCGATATACGTGAGAATATGATTTTCAGAGAGTCCGGCAAACGCAGTAAGGCGTACAGTTTGTTTATGCAGAACGTTTTCTCTTACAAAATGTTCGCAAAGAACAAAAACGACGACGCACCTGACAGTCTTGCTATGGCTATGGATATGGTACGAGGTTCTACGATGCGCACACAAGTGTTTAAGCGTCTGTTTTAGCCTTGGCGTAATATTTTGTAATATTTCCTGAAATTTTAAAAATTTAATGTATAATTTACACAAAGAGGTATAAGGTGGTGCACGAAACGGATACTTTACTTGGTCGAAAAGTCATATATACAGACGAAGACGAAATAACACAAGATAATGTTTTGGAGGTTCTGAATGACGCTATGCTCATTCATTCTGTAAACCGCTCCGAAATAGACTATCTGTATAAGTATTATCGTGGCGACCAGCCTATTCTCAAGAGGCAGAAAGATGTTCGTCCGGAGATATGTAACCGTATAGTAGAAAACAGAGCAAACGAGATTGTGTCTTTTAAAGTGGGCTATCTTATGGGTGAACCCGTTCAGTACGTAGGCCGCGGACGAGTAAACGCCGATGAGCTTAACACTCTGAATGACTTTGTTTTTGCAGAAGACAAGGCTGCTAAAGATAAAGAGCTCGCAGACTGGTTTACAATATGCGGGACTTCTTACCGTATGATTTTGCCTGACCCTAAAGACGAAGCGGACGAATCGCCCTTTGAAATTTATACACTTGACCCACGCAATGCTTTTGTTGTATATCACAGCGGTTTAGGTAACAAGCCGATGATGGGTGTTAAGTATGTTATCAAGAAAAACGGAAGCATTGTATTTTCGATTTATACCAAAAATCAGTATTTCGAGGTATCACAGCCCGGAGTATTCAGTCAGAACAGTAGTAGTAATTACAAAACGATAACGAGGGCGGAAAATCACACCCTCGGTGATATTCCGATTATAGAATACCCCGCTAATTCTTTTAGACTCGGCGCTTTTGAAATTGTACTTCCCCTACTGGACGCAATGAATGTTATAGCTTCAAACCGTATTGACGGTGTTGAACAGTTTATACAGGCGTTACTGGTGTTAAAAGGTATTGACCTTGAGGCTCCTGAGTTTAAAGAGCTGCGCGAGAACGGTGGGCTCGCCTGCCCTCCTGATGGTGACGCTTATTATCTTACACAAGAGCTTAACCAAACGCAGACACAGACTCTTGTAGATTATATGTACCAAACCGTACTTACAATATGTGGTATGCCTAATCGCAACGGTGGCAGCTCAACAAGCGATACCGGCTCAGCGGTTATAATGCGCGACGGTTGGCAGGCTGCCGAAGCAAGAGCTAAAGATACAGAGCTGATGTTCACGATGTCCGAAAAGCGGTTCTTGCGCCTCGCTATTCGTATATCAAACACCACTCGTGATATGAATTTGAAATTGTATTCCATTCAAATACGATTTACAAGGCGTAATTATGAGAACATACAGGAGAAGTCGCAGGTATTAACTACTATGCTTGCCAATGATAAGATTCACCCGAAATTGGCTTTTGAGCATAGCGGTATGTTTATCGACCCCGACCTTGCATACACGATAAGTGCCGAGTACGCCGAGGCAAACAAAGCCAAACAATTACAAGAGCTTGAAAAAGCTGCGGAGTATGAAACGGCAAAGGCTAAGTCTGCTGCCGTTACTGAGCAGAGCAATCAACCGCCCGACGATACATCAGCCACTTAACGCGAGGTATGAAGTATGTACGAACTGACCGATATAGTTATCGAAAACATTCGGAAAGAGTTGATACGCGATTTCTCAAAGCTTAAAAGCTTGCTCTCTTATGATGAGTTAAATGTGATGTCTGCTACTAAAGCTGTTTATTCTAAGATAGACCTTTATGTAAGACAGATGTTTTTACAACTAATGCAGGCGGTGTACAAAAAGGTAACCAAAAGAACCTGTCCATATAACTACGCGTGGCTTGAGAGTTTTCTTCTTGAATATGACGAAGTAAGTAAATATGTTTATGCTAATGAATTTGAGAGAAAAAGAGACCGATTAGCTGAGGCTCTGATAGCCAGCCCTAAAAAGAATGAGGAAATAGACGCTGCTTTACGTTATTTGTCTTTTATGCTGACGGCGTATGCTGTTAGAGTTACGGATCAGGTGGTTTTGACGGCTTATCGAGATATGGGTATAGACGCAGTCAGATGGAAAGCCGAAAAGGACAATAAGACTTGTACCATTTGTAAACATCGCAATGGGCATATTTATGATATTGAGCAAATACCCCCTAAACCGCATTTAAATTGTCGTTGTGAGTACGAGGAGGTTTGATATGGAGTTACCCCAGAAAGCTACCGAAGAAATCGAAAAAATATTAAAAAAAGGTAATACTGTAGAGCTAAAAAAAGAAAAAGGTTACATTGTCATCGTGGAGATACAACGTAAAGCCAAACACAAGTCAATATTGTAGATACGCATAAACGGTTGCGTAGGAACAGTCAACAGGGACTATGAGATATTCTCATAGTCCTTTTTTTATTTCACAAGAGGGAACTTGTAAAAACGCAATTGGGAGAAAACCCAACTCAAAAACGGAATTTAAAATGCAGTGAAGCATTACAAAAACGCAGGAGGATTAAAATGCCAAAAATCGAAACAGGAAACATTGAAGGCTACGAGAGTATGACCGTGGAACAAAAGTTGTCAGCCTTGGAAAACTATGAGCTTCCTGATAACAATTCAGAGCTCGAGAGATACAAGAATGCTGTCAGCAAAGCCAATTCAGAAGCTGCAAGCTGGAAGAAAAAGTATCAGACCCAGCTCTCAGACGACGAACGAAACAAACAGGAACGAGAGGACGAATTAACAACGTTGCGCTCGAGAGTGGAGGAAATGGAGAAAGAAAAGCTTGTGACAGGGCATACCGCCCGCTTCCTCGCTTTAGGGTATGAAGAAGCGTTAGCTAAGGAGACCGCTCAAGCTCTCGCCAACGGTGAGACTGATAAGGTTTTTGCAAATCAAAAAAAGTTCCTTGAAACGCACGATAAAGCATACAAAGCTTCGCTAATGAAAGAAACCCCCACACCCCCTCCCGGACAGAGCGGAGAACAGAAAAAGGATTACACCGCAATGATTGAAGATGCTCAGTCTCGCGGGGATTTTGGGGCGGCTGCTTATTATATGCGTCTCCGGGAACAAGAAAAAACTAATTAAAGGAGAACGTTAAAAATGGCAGACACTATTGCTACAAGTTTCGGGGTGTTGAATTACTCCGGAATGTTATTCAACAAAGGTAATACAAGAACACCTTTGTCATCGCTTATCGGCGGAAAGATGAAAACTACCAACAGCACCGAGTTTGTTGTAGGTCAGAATTACGAAACTGCGGGTGGTACACAGCCGGAAATAAGCGAAACCGCGTCGCTTACTGCTCCCGATGCGAGCGTCGTAACACGTACACAGATGACTAACGTCACACAGATTTTTCAGGAGACGGTAGGCATATCTTACGCTAAGCAGTCCAATATGGGAACTCTTGCAGGCGCTAATATCGCTAATCAGGTTGCAAACCCCATTAACGAGCTTGACTTTCAGGTAGCTGCAAAGATGCAGAAAATAGCGCGTGACCTTGAGTATACATTCGTCAACGGTGAATACAGCAAGGCCACATCCGACGCGACGTTTAATAAGACAAGAGGTCTCGTTACCGCTATAACCACTAACGTTAAGGCAATGGCCAAAAAGCCACTCGGTCTGTGGGATGTTGCCGATATGGTTAAGAAAGTATACGAGAGTAATGCTCCTACTACCAGACTTTGTCTCTGGTGTGATGCTGTAACGATGTTCCAGATTAACGCTGACGCGGTACAGAACGGACTTACTGTCGTTCCTGCGGCGCGTGAAGTTAACGGTATATCTCTTTCAAGTGTTGTAACACCTATCGGCGTTGTGTATCTCTACCTTGGCGAGTGTTTACCGGCAGGTACTGCTCTTCTTCTTGACCTTGATGTAATAGCACCTGTCGGACAACCTGTTCCGGATAAGGGCAATTTCTTCCTTGAACCTCTCTCAAAGGTTGGTGCAGGCGAGAAATATCAGATATTCGGTCAGATGGGTCTTGACCACGGCCCGGAGTGGTATCACGGAAAATTTACGGGTATTTCTACCACTTTTGAGGCACCGAAATACAGCCGTAGCGTTTATGTTGCAGGTGGTTCTATTAACACCACTACTGCCGCTGTGGGCGGTTAATAAATCAAAGGAGGCAGACAAATGACCGAAGAACAGAAACTCTCGCTGTTAAAAGCAATGATAGATACAGACGAAGAGGATGTGTCTGACGAGACTTTGTCTGCCTATTTGTTTTTAGCCGGGTGCAAAATTATGAGGAAACGCTATCCGTTTCATACCGATAAAACAGAAGTGCCCGAGAAATATCAGGCGTTACAAGTGGAAATAGCGTGTTATCTCATTAACAAACGCGGTGCAGAGGGCGAGACAACTCATAGCGAAAACGGTATCTCTCGATCATATGAAAGTGCGAGCGTACCGAGCAGTATGTTAGACGGTGTTATTCCTGTCGCAAAGCCTTTTAGTTTCGGCGGTGATGACGTATGAAATCACTCCAAAGAAACAAACAGACATTTTACTATTCCAATTACGCAGGTAAAAAGCCGGTGGTGGACGACAGCGGAAATGAGACGGGAGAACCTGAAATCATATATACCCCTCCGCTACGCGCCAAAGCGAACATTTCCGCCGCGCAGGGTGAAACACAGATTGAACAATTTGGCACATCTATAACGTATGACCGTGTCATTGTTACAACAGAGCGATTACCTATCGATGAAAATTCCATCTTATGGGTTGATGTTTTACCCGATTTTGAGAACAGAGCACTCAAAACCGAAAGAGGCAAGCTAATAGACAGCGAGAACGGTAAAGTGCTGTTAACAGAAGATGCAAAAACTCCCGGAAATTACGATTACATCGTTAGAAAAGTAGCTACTTCTCTAAACAGTATGTCTATAGCTATCAGCAAGGTGGACGTGTCGTAATGGTTATTAAGGTAATAGGGGCTGACAGTTTAATAAACAAGGTAAAAGCCTATCAAAAATCTCTCGAAGAAAAGCAACATCGCCTTTTAGACGAGCTTTTCAAGATAGGCATTGACGTTGCGAGCGTCAAATTTCAAACAGCACAGTACGACGGTGATAACGATGTGGTTGTTAATCGCCAGCCTGAGTGGGTCGGAGATAACAAACTGTTTCTGACAGCGACCGGCAAAACCATTACTTTTATAGAGTTCGGTACGGGCGTACATTACGCAGAGCAGCACCCAAAGGCTGCCGAACTCGGTGCTGTCAGAGGAGAATACGGGCAAGGGAAAGGCTCCAGCGATACGTGGGGATATTATGGCTCTCCCGGCACAAACGGGCGTGAGAGGAAAGACACAGACAAAGGGACGTTAGTTCTTACTCACGGCAATCCCCCTGCTCGTGCAATGTACGACTCCGCTAAAGAAATGCGTAATCGAATTGTAGATAAGGCACGGGAGGTGTTTGGAAAGTGATAGACATCGAAAATGAAGTTTTCACAAATGTTAAAACCGCGTTGACAGAACAGTTTCCGAACATCTCTGTGGAAAGTGTTACAAATTACAGCCCCTCCAAATTTCCGTTTGTGTGTATTGAAGAGACAGACAACTATTCGTATGTTTCTACAAGAGATACGGACAGTAATGAGAACCACGCTGTTGTAGTGTTTGAAGTTAACGCTTATTCCAATAAAGCGGCGAGAAGAAAAAGCGAGTGCAAAGCTATCATAGCAGCTGTAGATAAAGTAATGCTCGGGTTAGGCTTCACTCGTAATACGAAAACCCCAATCAATTTAGACGATGCCACCAAATACCGTATTTTTGCACGATACACAGCGGTGGTATCAAAAACCGATACAATTTATAGGAGGTAAAATAAATGGCTATCTCAACGTATAAGGTCTTCCTTATGAAGAAAGGAACTACCGGAGATACATACGAAAAACTTATTGATATTAAAGAGTTCCCCGACCTCGGCGGTGCTCCGGAAATGCTCGAAACAACGACCTGTTCCGACCCCGCACAGACATACATTAAAGGTATTCAGTCGCAGGATGCGCTTGAATTTACCGCTAATTACACTAAAGAGGATTACGACAAACTCTCTAAGTTAAGCGGTATTGAGACTGACTACTCCGTGTGGTTCGGTGGAACAGAAACGGCAGGTAAAGCCACCCCTACCGGCTCAGACGGTAAGTACGATTTCAAGGGTGATTTGTCTGTATATATCACCGGTGGCGGTACTAACGAAGTCGTAAGTATGACGGTTTCTATAGCTCCGTCAACCGTAATAAGTCCTAACGCAGCAGGTTAATGTGAGGAGGAGACATAATGGCAAAACAGTTATGTATTAAATACAACGACAAGGAGTATACGTTAGAATACACTCGCAAATCCATTGAGCTGATGGAGAGGAGAGGTTTCAAAATATCTGATATTCAGGATAAACCCGTAACCACTCTTCCGGCATTGTTCGCGGGAGCGTTTCTCGCACACCACAAATTTGTAAAACCCGAAGTCATCAATGAGATATTCACGAAGTTGACAAACAAGGACGAGCTTATTAATAAACTCGCTGAAATGTACAACGAGCCTATCATTGCTATGTTAGGCGATACGGAAGACTCAGAGGGAAACTTGAATTGGGAGCCGAGCTGGTAAGTAGCTCGTCTCCCAATAAGGGGGGCGAGTCTGAAAACGACTCTGCTCCCCTTGTTTCATATACGGAGCAGTTTTATCTTTACTTACCGTTCTATCTGTCAATAGGGATGACCTATGACCAATACTGGAATGAAGATTGCTGCTTGGTTAAATATTATCGTGAAGCCTTTAAACTACAGAGAGATAGGAACAACGAGCAGTTGTGGCTACAAGGTATGTACATATACGAAGCTTTTTGTGACGTATCGCCCATACTTAATGCTTTTGCAAAAAAAGGTACAAAGCCTCTCCCCTACCCTACACAGCCGTATGCAATAACCAAAGAGGAAGCCGAGCGTAGACGTGTAGAAAAGGAAAAAGCAGAGTACGAAAAGATGAAAGCAAAAACAGCCGCTTTTGCAAGTATGTTTAATGCTTCTTTAAACGCTCAAAGAAGGGAGGTTGAAAACGGTGAATGATAATGTTATTGATACTCTAACTATTAAAGTGGAGGCTGACACAAAAACAGCCACCAACGGTTTAACCGATTTACAGAAGACTCTTTCAAAATTTCAAGGCGTGTCTAAGACTTGCTCAACCTCTACAAACACAATAAGTTCGAGTTTCTCAAATCTTAAAGGTAAGTTGCATAGTACAACAGCGTCTTTTCGCAAAATAGTAAAAGTGTTTGGCGGCTGGTTTAATGAGTCTAACGATTATGTTGAAGCACTTAATTTATTTAATGTAGCGTTGGGT